CACGTCGTTATAGTACGTTATGCCAGACTTCGACAGCATCACGCGATGGCGTGGCGTCAGCATGAATAGATCGCTCGCGGAAATGTCGTACAGCATCGGCCCGAGGTCGCCTTCTTTCTTGGCCTCGGCGAGGTCAGCGATCTTTTTCGTGAGTATATTAACGCCCTCCACAATGCAGCCAAGCTGGTGCGCCATGCAAGATGCCCTCCGGGCACTTGTCGCTTCTTGGCCGGCAAGCCTACGCAAGAGCATATTGTGCCTAATCGCTTGGACTGTCGGTACGACTGGCCCAGCTATATTCTTATGTCCGGTTCCTACGAGCCACTTAAACATCACTTATTCTCCCTTATTTCGCATTGATTGGAGCCAGGCAGCTTGTGTGTGATGACCCGGCCGCCTGGCATCTCGGCCGCCGCGTAGTCGGTGTCCTTCACGGTCCCGAGGGCCTTCCGCAGATCCACGTCTTCTCCGTATCGCTGCTTCCACTCCGACGCGAGGTCGTAGGCGGCTCCAGTCCATACAACGCTCTTAGCTGGGTAACGACTGAGGATGTCGTCTGGACTGTACTCGGTGACCGTAGCGTTAAAGAGTTCCTTCGTTTTTGTAATGAGTCCAGAAGTGAGACTTGATAAGGGTAGAGCTCGCATTTCATCGGTGGAATACTCCCCGGGCTGTCGGCCGTGTCGGAATAGCTCGCCATCCTCCTTGGTAAATTCGATCCATTGATTCCCAATACCGCCCACGTCATGCGTCCCGTAATCCGCAGGCTCGCACCCGTACAGTAAGCCGGGCAGGATCAAGTGATCGCAGCACGCCTTGTCTTGGTCAGACCCGCAGAGCCCCCGTGCATGCCGGGCACACTTCCATGCAGCGTTGCCATCCATGATCGGCGTGGCGTGGCAACACTGTCGGCAATTCACCGACGCGAGCGGGAGAGAGGACTCTGCGGTGCCGTGACAAAGATCCCGGGCGGAGCACCAGCCGCATTCGTACCAGTCCGGCCGCTCCGACAGCCTGGCCGGCGGGGTGTTCGACGTGATGATTCGGAGGGCCTTAGCCATGAGCCCCTCGGCGTAAGCCTTGTCGTAGTGTATCCGCTCGGCATGCAGCTCGTCGGTGTCTTTGTTCACGGCGAGATACAGGGCCCGCTTCATGCCAGTTTTGTGCATATAGGCTTGCATCTGGGCATAGTGCTGCGGCTTAGACTTCTGGACGCCCTCTTTCACGAGCTTCACAAAGCTCTTATTATTATGCGTCTTGGCTTCCCAGACGTGCCATGTCTTTTCTGCTCCCGGCACTCCGCGGATTGCTCCATCCATATGACCCGAGAAGTGGCCGCCGTGCTCATAGATCGCGAACTGAGAGCCGTCTTCGTTTACTTCGTGGATCTCGCAGCCGATCCCGCGGAGCTCCGTGACGAACCGAGGCTCGGCATAGTGGCCCGTCTGGAACAGTCGATACTTCCTACCGGATAACTCTTCCTTGCAGCACCCGCGGAACTTGTACCAGAGGTATCGCTCGCACGGGTGACCGATCTCCGACGCACCGCAGTAGCCGCGGAACGGCTCGGCGTCGCCCCGCTCTTTGTGCCAGGCGTAGATCGCGGTCACCACCGGCGACTCTTTAGGTAGGAATTCGGTTACGTCAGGCACAGCTCTCTCCTTCGCGAGGATTGCACAGAAGTCCACCATCATGCTTTCGGAGCCTTCAGGGTAACGGCGATTTTCTTCGGGGTTGCAACGACGAATCTTGCAATCTGCTTGTACACACTCGGGTACGTCTTCTCGTACCACTTGTAGCCCCTCTCATCGAGCTTCATGGTCGTCTTCGTGGTGACGGGGGCCGGGTGGTCGAATTGCCCCTTTCGGAACAGTGCTTGGATCTCCAGACAATCTGTCTTGTAGTTGTAGCCGCGGGTGACCGTCACCTTTGTGCCGTCCTCCAGCGTGGTCGTCTTCTGCCCATCCTTCGGGCCGCCTGCTTTCTCTGCGATACGCTCCTCCCACTCGATTTGCTTAGACCCGGCGAGCTCACTGGCCGCCTTGGCCGCTGCCAGGCCGGCGACCAGATCGGCCAGTGACGGATCAGCCGGCGGCTCGGGTGTTGGCGTACTGTCTTGTGGTTGCTTCGTAGCGTATGACTTGGGCGACATGGTGATCTCCATTAAGGAACAAGAAAACAGAAAGACGACGGGCGGGAGTCGAACCCTAGCACGTCAAACCCGACCAGTTGAGCCGCCGTCCGGCATCCCTGCCAATCAACGCCTACGCCGTCCATGTAGGCAAGGGCACTTAAAAAACGGCCTGCCGGAGTTGAACCGGCATACTGGGTTATGAGCCCAGAAGACCCCGACCGCCTCCCCCTAGCCACCTAAGGACCTGGAGGGTACTCGCTCTTGACTACTGACCGGCTACCCACGGCGGATCGGACGGCTGCCCCGCGGTCGCGGGTTGCTGAGGGGGCGTCATTGCCTGCTGGGGCGGTGCCTGTTGCTGTTGTTGGACAGGAGCCTGTGCCAGCGGGGCCTGTTGCTGCGGGGCATTTGACGGCAGGACATGCGTTGGAGGGATCGACTGCTGAGGAACTGACTGCTGATACTGCTGAGGAGCTGGAACAGGCGGAGCCTGCGGCGGGTGAACGTACCCGGGTTGCGGCTGGTACTGCTGGGGAGCGGGGCCGGGGTGCTGTGAGGGTGCCTGATGCACGACAGGACCCGGAGCGGGCGGCTGGACGCTCGCCGCATCACCAAACCTCTCGTAGGTGCGAATCGAATTCTCACCGTCCCTGACCTTCACGACTGCAATGCACGTCTGCTGAAGAAGCTGATTCTCGTTGGAAAACAGGACATCTCCGATCGTTGCTTTCACGAGAGCCGACAGCGAACGCCTGGCCATCTGGACGGCCTTCTCACTTGGGTTATCGACGTTCAGGCGTTCCCACAGCTTACGGCCTTTCCCGATACCGTCTAAGATACATAGCCGCAATTCGAGGTAGTGACCGTTACCTGCCTTCGTCGCCTTCGTCTCGACTGCCTCGATAATCACCGGGTATTTCCCGGCAGGCAGGACATCGAAATCGGATGCTGGCTCGACTGAATTCGGGTCGAACGCCTGGCCGTCAAAAAACGCTGATAAATCGCCTTGACTCATTGTGTCGCCTCTCTCTTTGGGTGTGATTGGTAAATGTGCCTCAGGACTGCGTGCCGCGGCCCGCCGCCTGGACGTGATTCATAAAGACGCTCCAGTCAAGCGGCAGCTCATAGGGGAGTTGTCCGTAAGGGCCTCGGCCACCGCCTGGGTGGGCCGGTCGAGCTTGCGTGTAAAGGAAACGTGACCCTTGATAGGTGTCGATTGCCTTCTTCACTGTCTTATTAAAGCCGATGTCCTCCTCTCTTACTAGCGTTTTTGTATTCGCGAACAGGATCGCGTCTGCCCACTTCAGAATGGAGCCCGCCGCCTTCTCTTGAACGTCCCATCGATACTGATCGTAGGAACTTCCATTCGGATCGTCAAAACGCTTGACATGCACATGGCCAATAAGGATGGATGTCATATTTCGTTCCGTCCGAAGTATGTCGAGCCAATCCATGATCTCGTTCCACTGATTGAGAGCCTGACCGAACCCCTTATTGTAACCGCCAAGCACTTTCTCGATTCCGTCGCATGCTTTCCCGTTCTTGTCGCCTGTCCTCTCACACACTTCCTGCCACACTAGGGATTCGAGTGTCGAAAAGGAATCGACAACGACCGTCCCGAAGTCGTGTGCCCCTGTCCTCAGTGTATGAAACGCAGACCGAGCGTCGTCCAGGGTATTGCATACCGGGAACTTCGCGGCGTCAATGTCGTCGATACCCTCCTCTCGTCGGATGGGAATGAAAATCGGATTATACGACTTCGATGCAAAGTAGCTCTTCCCAATCTTCGCTGTCCCTAGCAGGATAATGCGTGGTGGACGGCTCACTACACCCTTCGTTATCGAGTCGAGGTTAAATGCCATGTTAATTCTCTCTTGAAAGTGTGATCGTTCGGTAGACACGCCGGCCATGAAGCACGTCCAGAATCTGCTCGTACTTGTCGTTTAGTAGCGTGATCGACGGAAGCCCCTCCAGCTCTGACCTCGTTTGGGCTTCACTGAGCAGGCCCGTCAAAATCCTACCTTTGTCGCCCGATACAACTGCCGTGAGCATGAGCCTACCTGATTGCTATTGTAAT